CCTCCCATACCCCCTTGGTCCCCCCTGCAGGAACTGACGTAAGGTAAGGCACCCCCTTTCCCTTAGGTAATTACCTAAGGTAAGTCTCATATGTGATCACAAAAGGTACGTTGGGGTTCCTAATGTGATCACAAAAGGGAATGTAGGGGAAATATACCCTGACGTAACTTCCCTAAGGTAACCCCCTGATATCCTGACACATTCCCTCAGGTACTTCCCTCATGTGATATATCCAGATGTTCTGTCCAGTTAGGTCCAGATTACAGGTAGGGAACACCTAGGGAACAAACCAAGTACAGATCATGAATTAGCTCTCAGAGGCTCTCAGAAGGGCTTCAGAGGGGTGGAATGGGTTCTCGGGTAGTCCGACACCTAAAATCCATCGTTCGCGTTCGTTCCTATTCTGTTCTCATTCTGTTCTTTTCCAGTGGTTTATTCATTATAATATAAACAAAGAGAACAAACACGGAACAAAATTTTTTCTCTCGACCCCCTTGACGTTTCCGAGCTCCGGTGGCACGTTCTAACTCATCAGAAGAAACGAACTAGAAAGGAAGAAACAAATGGAACGTATGACTAAAAGAGACATGAAGAACCAAAGCGGCGGATCGAGAGCGCTCACTTATTGGGCAGTTTCGGAGGAACCTGTGGAAAATATAGATTTCTTCCCTGCAGTATATCTGGCGGAACGAACAACAGTCACTGCAGAACTACCAGCAGATTATAGACGCTATGTCATTTATGGTGGCGTCTATGCGGGCCGTAAATCTCGTTTTGTAAGCTGGTAATGAAAGGGAAACAAAATGTCTGGGTTTAACTGTAGTATTCACGACGTCAGCAAAACTGAAATGAAACTGAAGAAATATGATCGCTTCACTAGACTAGAAATAATCGTCACGGACGAAAACGGTGTAGAGGTATCGTTCACCCTGTTTTCCAATCTAGATGAATTCCCCCTACCTAGCTTGGAAATTGAACCAGCAGCACAAGAAAGGAAAACAAAATGACCCACACTAAATACGTAATAAACGTTGCCTTCGAAGGCTCACACGACTTCACTGTCACGGTAGACTGTAACGGGCATGAAAGCCCAGACGTCCAGACTGCAAAGTTCGTCCTACGTAGTCTGAAGGAAAGCTTCAACGATGACCGCTACAAGGCCACGCTAGCCGTAGTTACTGAGACGAAGACAGAAAAAGGAATAGCCTAAGGTTAATCTTAAAGTGTAGCGCTCCGGCGCTGCATCATAAGACAAACCAAGAAAGGGAAACACCATGAAAAAGTTCAAGAGAATTCTGCAACACGTCAAATCGTGCAGGAAGTATGCCCCGTCGATGCCGATTCACCTCGTAATCATCAACGTGTGGCACATTGCCAAGAACGGCTAAACAATCAAACGAGGAAAGGGAAACACAATGTCAACGCAACACGTAAGAAACATTCTGAAAACGTACCGCAAGGCAACCGACACGGATATTGAACAAGGGTTGCACTGGTACTCCCGAGCGGAACACAAGGCGGAAACTATCGCAAGGCATTTCGGGCTACCTAAGTCAACGGTAGCGGGTGTTCTGGCGGCCCTGTCACCTAACAACAGATGGGAGCGCAACAAGGTGGATGCTTTTAATATGTGCAGCGCATTCCACAAGGGACTTCCCTTGGATACGTTCAAGGTGAGCTGTTACAACGCGATGAAAGAGAAGGCTTGGTCGATTTTAGTTGATGGATTAGAAGAGGATGAGGACATTTTGTCACGGCTGAACGGCCAGAAAATCAGGTCATTCTATTCTAACATCATGGGCTTGAATGAGGTAACCGTTGACGGACATGCTCTGAACATCGCAAGAGGCCAGCGTGTAGGTTTGACTAGCGATAAGACCAACATAGGGAAGAAACTATACCGTGAGCTTCAAGCCGCATACATTCGCGCAGCGGAAATTGCAGGAACTAAACCTCATGAGATGCAAGCAATCACTTGGACAGCTTGGAAGCGTGTTCACAACATCTAAGACCTAACAGAAAGGGAAAACTAAAATGTTTATACTACTGACAACCAAACCGTTGAATGACAACACCAAAGGCTTTCGCTTTAACTTCCTTGGCCTAAAGGGTATGACCCGCAAACGTAAGGCTTTGTCAAGGGGTTACGGTATCGAAACTATGAAGGCCACGACAGCCATTCACTTAGGTAAGCGCACGATATACTTTGAAACAAAGCGCAACAAACATTCACGCAAACAATTCAAGCACTGGGCTGGGTAACATCATGATCTACAGAATATATTATTCGTGCGAGGAATTCGGTAAGGACTACGCCCACAAGGAATTTGATAGCCTAGCAGCCGCAAAGGCTTACATGGCAGGGATGCAACCACACCTACCTGACATAGAGATGAGACTTGAGGTGATCAAAAAATGAACAACAACTATGGATACAGAGTAGGAATAGCGGTATCGGTCCTAGTCAATGTGATACTAGGCGGACCATCGAACCAGACCTTTTCCGCTAGGAACTACGCTAGGAAAAAACAAAGTAAATTCAATATGGTACGTTTTATAGATTGGGTATGTGGAGATGATCACTGTCTAACCTGTTGGACCTACTGGGTAGTACGAAAGGATAAATGGTGAGGTTATGCATAGTTTTCATAGGAACAGCATCAATACAATTGAAGAATGGTTGTCACTAAAGGATGAAGGGGATGAGGAGTATACAATCAATCTGGATCAGGTAAGCTTAGGTAACAACCTATATTCACCCTGTCCAAGGACAGCCCTATTATATGGCTATGAAACAATCTGTCAAGAGGAAAAATGAACCATGCCTACACTGATTAAAAACTGTAAACTTGACTGGGACATGGAAATGTTTTCATACCGTTTCATGACAGGAGGCTCCAAGCTCACCGCTCTAGACAGCCTGTCAGTCCTCATGACATCGCTTGAACACGTTTATGAACACGTCGCAGAGAACTACACCTACGAAGAAACCCTTCAGGAGTCTTTCCTATGTAAAGGTAACCACGGTTATTTCATGGAGATAAAATGATATGTCACATACAAAAAATGAACGGGTCTTTCTGTCAGAGAAAGAAGCATATGAACATCAGAAGCAGATCAATGACTGGCGCAGCCCATCAGAGGAATACTATAGACTTGGGGTAGTGAAGTGTGTTATACGCCTAAAGGACGACAGCCTGTCCACTGGATGGGCGTCACGATGGGAAACTTATTCGGGGTAATATGTGCTATGGATTATAAGAGGGAAGGCGAGTGGCTCGGCGGTGGTAGACCCTGCCCATACGAAGACTGTGGATCAAGTGATGCCTTTAGTCTTCACTCAGGGGGTTACGGTAAGTGTCACAGTTGTGAGCGAAAGTACCCATCCAACAGAGATAAACTATTTGACTGGGCGGAGATCGAGTACCCGTCTTACAAATCAACAGACAGCCACAGAGAGGCCCCTATGCAGCCTAAACTAGTTTCATCAGTGTCACCCACCGAGAACAACCTTACCCCCGTCTACAAGGCGTTACGTGGGGTCACAGCAGAGACTATGAAAAAATATAAGTGCCTCTCTTTCCTTGATCCGCAGGGTGTACCTGTCAAACAGGACTACGTGTACCCAAGCGGAGGTAAGAAGACACGCTTCCTTAAGGCTAAGTCTTTCTCGGCCAGTGGCCTAAGGTCTGACGAGTTGTACGGGCAGGACCTTTACAACGGAGGAACGTCTAAGTCTGTCACTATTACAGAGGGTGAGCTTGATGCTATGTCTGCTTATCAGATGTTGAACACAAATTCTAGGTTCACCAATCCTGTTGTCAGTCTACCCTCGGCCACACCCTCACAGAAACTCTGGTCGAATGTACATGAATGGTTAGACAGTTTCGAAAAGATCATCCTGTCAGTAGACAACGACGAAGCAGGGAATGCAGTGGCCACTAAGATAGCCAAGCTATTCCCTACGAAAACTTACCGTGTACCCCACGATAAATTCAAGGATGCGAACGAATTTCTACAGGCTGGACAGGCTAAAGACTACGTGTCCGCTTGGTGGAACGCCAAGAAATACCAACCAGATAACATCTACTCTAGTCCAGATCAGTTCCTTAAGCTCTATGAGAAGTCGGACAACCACGTTTACATCAAGACTGGCGTCACTGACTTCGATGAGATGTGTTTGGGCTTGATGCAGGGACACTTCACACTGTTCAAGGCGCAGACTGGTATCGGTAAGACGGAGTTCATGCGTTACCTAGAGTATCAAATACTGACGGAGAACCCTGACGTAAAGCTGGCGACGTGGCACATGGAAGAAACCAAGCTGCGTAGTATCCTTGGCTTGGTGTCATATGAGACGGGCGACAACCTGACACGGACAGACCTGATTGAGAGTAAGGGTGCTGATCGTCGGGTGCGTGAGGCTATCCTTAAGTTGACCAAAGATGAACGTCTGTATCAGTTCTACCTTAACGATGAGGACGACCCCCTTGACATTCTGTCACAGATACGCTACCTATCTCAGGCTTGTGGTGTGAACTACGTGTTCTTTGAACCGATCCAAGACATCGCAGCCAACGCAGGTGGGGACGAGAGTAAGGAACAATTCCTCGCTGACCTCGCTGTCCGTCTGTCTAAGCTGGCAGCAGAACTTGGTGTTGGTATTGTGACAATCGGACACACCAACGACGATGGGCAGGTTAAGTACTGTCGTATGATCGAACAACGTGCATCAGTCGTGGTCGATCTTCAGAGGGATAAGATGGCAGAGGACATGGACGAACGAAACACAACGAAACTTTTGGTCACAAAGAACAGACCAGTAGGCCCGACAGGGTATGCGGGGCAGATGAAGTTTGACCCTGAAACATTTACTATGAAAGAGGAACGATACTTTGATTGATCCCGTTGCCACCCTGTTTGCAGTGATATACTTTTTCGGTATTGCTCTGCACTACATACATTTAAAGTCTATAATGTACCTGACGGATAACCTAGATAAGGCTGACTGGCCCCGTATATACTGGTACAGTATTGTCTGGCCCTACCTACCATGCCAGTACTTCTTTTCTCTGGTGTTCGACCGAGATGAAGACGACGACGAAGAGGATTACTAAGATGACAACAGTTGCGATGGACATTGAGACAGACGACCTAGACGCCAAGGAAATTTGGGTCATCTGTACAGAGGATGTGGACACAGGGGAGAAGGATCAGTTCCTCAAGGTAACTACCAACGAGGCCGAGCGTGAACGCTTCATTGAATTCTGTAAGGGTGTTGACCGTTTCGTACTACACAACGGACTTGGCTTCGACATCCCTGTCATCAACAAACTGATCCAGACTGATCTGATTACAACAGATGAGGTGATTGATACCCTAATCGTCACACGTCTTGCGGACTTCACTATGGATGGTAAGGGTCACAGCCTGAAGGTTTGGGGTCAGCGCTTGGGCGAGGCCAAGACAAACTACACAGCAGGGTTCGAAGAGTTATGTCAGGAGATGATCGACTACTGTGAACAGGACGTGACAGTCACCATTAAACTGTTCAACAAGTTCCGAGACATGATTGAGGACGAACAGTGGCACGATGCAATCCGAGTTGAACATGACATCCAAGCCCTGTGTGAAGAGATGACAGCCAATGGTTTCTACTTCGATGAGGATCGGGCGGAGGAACTACTTGGTTCGGTTCTGACCCGAATGGAAACCCTAGAGACAGGCTTCCAAGAGGACTTCCCTCCAGTTCTTAACGAGGTGAACCGTATTAAGTACCGCAGGAAGTCTAACGGTGAGTTGTATTCTAATGTAGTGAAGGCACAGCAGAGTGATCGGTACTTTGCCACAGCCCTAGACAAGTCTGTCATCCCTAACGATCTGGTTTGTTTCCAGTATGAAGCCTTCAACCCACGATCTCCTAAGCAGCGGATAGAAAGACTATGGGATGCGGGTTGGAACCCCTATGAAAAAACAAAGGGACACATAGAGTATGACAGAGAATCAGCTAGAACTATTCGCAAGTGGTGAGGATACCAAACGGTGTACACAGTGTGGTGAGGTTAGGACTTTAGGGGAGTTTAACACGGATAAGTCTCGTAAAGATGGTTTACAAGTTCATTGTAAGGTCTGCCGGAAAACCTACCGCCAAGAGAACAAAGAACGTATAGCAGAATATGGCAAAGACTACTACCAAGCGAACAAGGAACGTATATCCGAACGGGATAAAGCCTACTACCAAGCGAACAAGGAGGCTAGAGCTGAGCGTGTTGCTAAAAGGAGAGCAAACAAAAGAAAGAACACACCTAAATTCCTACGTAAGTGTCCTGTGGATAAGGAACGCAGGGTGTTCGCTTACAGAATGTCTAAGCTATTGACAGAAACTACAGGTGTGGTACACCACGTAGACCATATGTGGCCTATCTCTGACGGTGGTCCTCACTGGTCAGGTAATCTACAGGTAATACCCGCTGTTGACAACCTATCTAAAAATGCTACCGTCGATGAAGAAATCAAGAAGACAATTCAAGAAGGACTAGAATATGCAAGACAGTGTTACAAGAGGAGATAAGTTGTGTGGTTGTTGTCATTGTTGTGTGGTTGTTACACATAAACATCATATCTTACCTAGAGTAATGGGTGGAGTAGACCACCCAACAAATATTGTAGAATGTTGTGAGTCTTGTCATGGTAAAATTCATGGTAGAAAAATGTTAGACCACAGTAAATTGACTAGACTAGGGATGGTAGCAGCAAAGGCTAGGGGTCAGGTATTCGGTGGAATGCGGCCTGAACAGGATGCCAAACACAAAGCTATGGCAGAACAGACAGATGAGTTTTGTCGTAAAATCAAGCCCGTCATTGAAGATTTAAAGGAAGCAGGCTACAGTTACCAAAAAATAGCAGGCTACTTAAATGAAAAAGGTTTCCCAACAAGACAAGGCGGGAAGTGGTACGCAAGCACAGTCAGCAACTATTATAAGAGGGTTGTCTAATGGATGAACGAGGTAAGAAGTTTGCACGGTACGGGTGGACACTCAGCGAGACCAACCTTAATACCCTACCCGACGATGCCCCCGCTGGTGGTAAGAACCTTGCCGAGTGGCTAACACTTGAAGGCCGACGTTCTTCCTTGGTGGAGTGGCTAGACCACGTGGGTGATGACAAACGTATCCACGGCAGGTTCATGCATATCGGTGCATGGACTGGACGAATGGCACACCGAGCGCCTAACCAAGCGAACATCCCTTCAGCCTTCCACGGTGAACCTACCTCACCAGTCGAGGCGGTGAAGGCAGAGTACGACGGAGACTTCCGAGCCTTGTGGTGTGTGCCTGATGGGTCATGGTTGGTGGGTACTGACGCAGAGGGTATCCAGCTACGTGTGCTGGCTCACCTGATGAACTCTGAAGAGTACGTCCACGCGATTGTGTCAGGTAAGAAAGAGGATGAGACTGACATCCACAACCTGAACCGTAAGGCTCTGGGTATGTCTCACATCACCCGTGACATGGCTAAGACTTTCATCTACGCCTTCCTTCTAGGCGCAGGTAACGCTAAGATCGGACAGATACTTAAGGTCAATCAACGGGAGGCGGCACAGGCTGTTGATAACTTCCTGCATTCGATTGACGGCTTGGCTAAGTTGAAGAAGGTTATGATCCCTGACGTAGCCCGACGTGGTTGGTTCCGAGGGTTGGATGGCCGGAAGGTTAACGTCCCCTCAGAACACAAGACCTTGGCAGGGATGTTACAGAATGGTGAGTCCGTCATTATGAAACACGCGGCGATTGACTGGGTACGGAAGGCCAAGGCAAAACAGTTTGACTTTAAACTTGTTACGTGGCCTCACGATGAATGGCAGACGGAAGTGAAAGGGTCCAAAGAGGAAGCAGAAGAATTAGGTGGTATCCAACGTCAATCAATTGTTGACACAGGTGTTAAGTTTGCTATGATGTGTCCTCTTGCTGGATCGACAGACGTAGGTAAAAACTGGCGGGACACCCATTGACAAACATCTCAAGGTGTGTTAAGCACACAGAACAAACCTACTAGCTAAGGAGAAATACATGGCTTACAAGGAAGTAACAACGACGGGACCTATCGAATGGCCTCATCTCTTCGAACACGACCGAGACATGGAAGGTTATGAAGGAAAGTACGTTGAGTGTGAGGGTGGTTACACAGTTAACCAAGTCCTGAGCAAAGATGAGTACGAAAAACTTAAATCGGCAGGGACAATGAAACGTCCTAACCAAAAGCGTCTGCTTGACGGTGAGTTGGTTATCAAATACGAACGTAAACACGTTGTCCGTAATGGTCAGGGACAGGTGGTAGCCCCCGCAGGTGGCGCACCTAAAGTCTTCGACGCAGAGGGGCAGGTCTGGGATACAGATGTCCACGGACGTATCGGTAACGGTAGTATAGCCGAGGTAACTAACCTGATCTCAACCTTCAAGGGACGGGACGGGAAACCATCGGCACGTACAAGTCTACTGCGTGTGAAGATCATCGACTATGTACCTGTCCCTGAGCGTGATGATGGTATCGACGACGAAGCCGCTTAAGTCTTCCCTGAGCAACTTGGCTGGGCTGTAGTGGCCCAGTCCTTTTAAACCAAAGGTAAACAGATGATCGAAGTAAACTACATTGACCACATGGGAGGGGATTTGACTGTCGTGAATTCCGCTCGTGTTTCTTTCGGCAAGAAGTCACACTACGAAGGACGTGTAGGTGGACCTAACCTCTTGTCCGACAAGGATACTAAGCTGGTTAAGTACTTAGCTAAACACAAACACACGTCACCCTTTGGTCATGCCTTCGCATCATTCCATGTCAAGGCTCCCATCTTTGTAGCTAGGCAGTTAGTCAAGCATAAGTTCCTACGTTGGAATGAGATTAGTCGCCGCTATGTAGATGATGAACCTGAGTTTTATGTACCTACCGAATGGCGTGGTCGGTCGGCTGACAAGAAGCAAGGGAGTGATGGTGTTGTCGATGTAGGTGACTGGGGCGACGCTAATTGGGCGTGTCTTCTCGCATACAAGGATTTACTTAAACAAGGCGTAGCTCCAGAACAAGCACGTATGGTTCTTCCCCAGTCTACCATGACCGAATGGTACTGGTCCGGCTCTCTTGACGCTTTCGCTGATATGTGTAACCTTCGGTGCAAACCTGATACACAATACGAAAGCCGTGTGGTTGCTGATACGATCAGTGACCTGATGAGTAAACTTTTCCCTGTTAGTTGGGAATCTTTGAGGAAAACGCTTGATGGCTGAAGATAATCTGTATAAGGTAGAGGCTGAACTAGGAAAGACATATGACACGGGGAATGGCTGGGTCCATAGGTGGTTTGCAAAACCATTATCATCGGGTTCGATTCCCGCCCGTGTCTCCATATACCTAGACGCTCTTGATGTGCCACGATTCAATCTGTTCAGGAACCAAAGACGATTTTGGTTTGGGCAAATGGTAGCTCTGTGGGTGTTGAGAGCGCCCATAGGCAAACGAAGACACAAGTCTTTTAGAGCGGGTCTATTATACCCTATTGAGACGGTGAAAGCTCGTAGCGTATACACTAGTGACCTTTATAAGAAGGTCGAAAAGCAAGCCAGTCAGATGCGGGAGTATCAGACCAAAGCGGAAAGCTATAAGCAGCAAGCAATTGAAGCTCGAAAGGCTCTCAGTGAGTACAAGAGGATGAATAAATGATTGATCGAACAAGCAACAAGATACAGGAGAGCGCAATGAAAGCTAAAGAGTATCAGGTGGGTGGAGACCACTACCAATCACAGGGTGTACAACCTATTGATTTCATCCTAGCTAATGAGCTAGACTTTTGCGAAGGTAATGTCATTAAGTACATTACACGATGGAAGTACAGAGGGGGTCTGACAGATTTAGAGAAAGCCAAACACTACTTGGAGTTCCTGATCGAAGATGTTAAGGGTAAGGAAGGTTAAACCTTTACAGATTGGAGAGGCTAATGACTGATGAGGACTTTGAAAAGATCATCGACGGTCTGGAAGCAGACTTGGTGAAACAGGCGGGTCAACTCGAAGAGGCTAATGCTCGGTTTGCAAAAGCAGTGTGTATTGCAGAAATTCTTTTTGGGGGCTTCGCGCAAGATTTTCGCGGCAACGCTATGTATCGTATCCGCTGCCTAGAAGCAATCAAGGAACTTGATAAACTCCAAGCTGTCCTTTCACAGACAGAGCAAAGGGAATGGTGATGAGCAATATGACATCTCTTGAGGTAAAGGCTATGAAAATCCTTGTTTTGTGCCTTGTTCTATTCGCTATAGTAGGTCTTGCACCTTGTTATATTTTCGGGTGGGTCTGGCTCTATAATGCCGTGCTTGTAGTCTCAACCGTCGTTACGGGTGCTGCGTTTCTAGCATTTTTATGGGCAATCATTTTAGTAATTCTTAAGACGTCTATTCCAGAGGAAGGTTACCGAGATGACGGATGAAACATCTGCAAACAACAGCGGCATGTCCCAGATTCTCATAGACGGAGACCCTTTCGCCTATCGTGCAGCTTTCTCTTGTCAGGGTGACGAACTGGATGACGCTCTTGATAAGGTTGACGATCTCTTGGACCAAGCTGTCTGGGAGGTGGAGAACTACATGGGCGGCGAGGGTTACCAAGTGTACCTAACAGGCAAGGGTAACTTCCGGTATGATGTTGCTGTAAGCCACGAGTATAAAGGGAACCGTAAGGGTGTAGAGAAACCTGAACACCTAGCTGACATCCGTCAACACATGATAGATAACTGGGACGCTATCGTTTCTGAGGATGAGGAGGCTGACGACCTTCTAGGCATAGCTTCGACAGAGTACGGACCAGATGCAATTGTCGTGTCAGTGGACAAGGATATGTTACAACTTCCCTGTCGTCACTTCAATCCAACCAAGTCTGAGATTAAGGAAGTCTCGGAGGAGGAAGGCACTAAGTTTTTCTACACTCAAATCCTGACAGGAGATAGGTCAGATAACATCGTAGGTCTGTATGGTATCGGCCCAAAGAAAGCTGAGAAACTTCTTGACGGTTTAGTGACAGAAGAAGACTTGTATGTGGCTGTCCTTCAGGCTTACGGCGGGGATGAGGCCCGTGTTATAGAGAACGCCCGTCTTCTCTGGTTACGTCGGACAGAGGGTGAACTATGGGAGCCGCCTCAATGCGTTTCAGATCAGGCTTAGAGCGTCGAACAGCACAACTTCTAAGGCAACGTAAGGTTAAGTTTGAGTACGAGAAGACCAGACTACCTTACCTAGTGGAAGAGACCCGTCACTACACACCTGACTTCAGGCTTCCCAACGGTATCTTCATAGAGACTAAGGGTAGGTTTACATCAGCCGACAGAAAGAAACATCTTCTAGTAAAAAAGCAACACCCAGACCTTGACATTAGGTTCGTTTTCAGTAATCCTAGGGCCAAGATACGGAAGGGTTCGAAGACTTCCTACGCAGACTGGTGTGACAAACACGGGTTTATGTATAGCAAAGAAACGATCCCTCTGGAATGGATCAAGGAGAAAAGGAAATGTTAAAGGTGCATCAAGTCATAGACGGTCCGTACGAGTTCCTAGATCACTGGTCTCTCGTGTGTTTAGTTGAGTATGAAGGGGAGGTTTACGAGGATGAGTTACCCTTTGAGACCTTCAACGAGGCTTACGCCTTCATGACTAAGACAGAACGATCAGAATACCCCACACCCTTCTCCCTCGACCGTATGTATTTCCTAAACTAAGGCTTGAAAATGTTTGACTATTGCAGTAAAATCGCAGCCTTGGTTGAGAACTATGGCTTGACACTTATCCTAGAACAGAACGAAATACCCGAAGAGGCCGTCATCCGTCTTTTGGTTGACGAAGGTTTAATCACGTTTGAGGACTACTTCTTCCTCGACGTAGAGTACGAGACATGGAAGGAACTAGAGGAATGATTACAGCAGAGGACCTGACACAGATGGGGTACTGGGAAGACCCCGAGGCTGTTGACCCCGTTGAGATGGTGAAAGAGTTTGCTAAGACTACTGGTCAGATACCCACACCACCTTTGTACGCAGCCCTTATTCAAGAGGAGGTCGCTGAGTGGAAGGCGTCCTACCTACAGAACGACGAGTTGAATGAACTGAAAGAGTTGGCGGACCTTCTCTACGTGGTCTACGGTTATGCTAACGCTAAGGGGTGGGACATCCAAGAGGCTTTGGTTAGGGTACACGACAACAATCTTAACCGTGTCATTCAAGACGACGGTACTATCCAACGCAGGGAAGATGGGAAGATCATCAAGAACCCCAACGCACCTAAAATTAACCTGAAGGACTTAATCAAATGAAGAAACCTAATATGACATGGTTCTGGCGTTATGTGAATTACCTAGCTACGTGGCGTGAGCATCGTAAGGCTATTAAGAAGTTGAATACACTTACTGACCGAGAACTAAAAGACATCGGCTTAACACGGGCAGACATTGACCGTTTGGTTTGGTTGGAAGAAGATAAAACACAACGAGGTCGGGGATGACAAACAACCTATTACCCACTGACTACCAATCCTTCATCCACACATCGCGTTATGCGCGGTGGCTAGAGGAAGAGGGTCGCCGTGAAAGCTGGTCTGAGACTGTCAGCCGTTACATCAGCCGCTTAGTACACACTAAGGTGGACCAGTCTGTAGAGACAGAGATTGAGGAGGCTATCCTTAACCTAGAGATCATGCCCTCTATGAGAGCTATGATGACGGCTGGCCCAGCCCTAGAGCGGGACAACGTAGCAGGTTACAACTGTTCATACCTACCCGTAGATGACCCTAAGTCCTTCGATGAGGCTATGTTCATCCTCTTGTGCGGTACTGGTGTCGGCTTTAGTGTCGAGCGACAGTTCGTAACTAAGTTGCCAGAAGTACCAGAGTTGTTCGAGAGTGAGACCACTGTCGTCGTCAAAGACAGTAAGGAAGGTTGGGCTAAATCTCTTCGTCAAGTGATTGCTCTACTGTATAGCGGTGAAGTTCCCCAATGGGACGTCTCTCGTGTACGTCCTGCGGGTGCAAGGTTGAAGACCTTTGGTGGTCGAGCGTCAGGTCCGGCACCCCTAGTCGATCTATTTACTTTCGTCATTGACATCTTCAGGGGAGCGCAGGGACGTAAGCTGTCTTCCATTGAGTGCCATGACCTCATGTGTAAGATTGGCGAGGTTGTAGTGGTAGGTGGTGTACGTCGCAGTGCTATGATCTCCCTGTCTAACCTGAGTGATGACCGTATGCGCCACGCTAAGTCAGGTAACTGGTGGGACAATAACCCCCAACGAGCCTTGGCTAATAACTCTGTGTCCTACACGGAGAAGCCTGACAGTATGTCATTCATGCGTGAGTGGATGGCTCTGGTTGAGAGTGGGTCAGGTGAACGGGGTGTGTTTAACAGACAAGCAAGTAAAGTACAGGCAGCTAAGAATGGACGACGCGATGCAGACTACGAGTTTGGGACCAATCCTTGCAGTGAAATCATTCTTCGTCCGTACCAGTTCTGTAATCTTACTGAAGTTGTGGTACGTGCCACGGATACGGTGGAAGACTTGGCTAGAAAAGTCCGACTCGCCACAATACTTGGGACAATCCAAAGCACGTACACAAAGTTCCCGTACTTGCGGAAAGTGTGGCAGCGTAATACTGAAGAAGAAAGACTGCTTGGTGTGTCACTGACAGGGATCATGGATAATGCTCTTACGACTACAAAGAATAAAGGGCTTGACAAGACCTTGGACTACCTTCGGGGTGTTGCTGTTGATACTAATGCTGAGTGGTCTGAGCGCTTGGGTGTTGAACAGAGTGCGGCTATCACTTGTGTCAAACCCTCCGGCACAGTCTCCCAGCTTGTCGATTCATCTTCTGGTATCCACCCCCGACATAGTAACTACTATATTAGAACCGTACGAGGAGATAACAAAGACCCCCTGACGCAGTTCATGAAGGGCCAAGGGGTGCCTAACGAACCAGACGTGTTCAAACCTGACCAGACTACCGTGTTCTCTTTCCCTGTTAAGGCTCCTGCTAAGGCTGTCGTGACAGAGGATGTATCGGCTATTGAGCAGTTGGAGACATGGCTAGTATACCAACGACATTGGTGTGAACATAAACCTAGTGTCACTATTAACGTACGTAAGGACGAATGGTTTGAGGTAGGAGCTTTTGTATACAAACACTTCGATGAGATGTCAGGTGTATCCTTCCTACCTTACAATGAACACACGTACCAACAGGCACCATATCAGGAGATCGGTAAGACAGACTACAAAAATATGTTATCTTTCATGCCTAAAGCTATTGACTGGTCAAGACTAAAAGAGTACGAACAAGAAGATAACACCTCGGGTATGCAGACACTGGCCTGTTCTGGAGACTCTTGTGAAATTGTGGACCTAACATAAGGAAGGAGTTAAAGTATGGACAAGTACAAGAAGTACATCCCCTACGTAGCTATCGGCGTTATCGTCGTGATCGCCCTACTTAATACTATCACAGGATAAGGAGATATCCATGACAGGACTAGAAGCATTCGCAGTCTACTGGGCTATCATTGGTGTTTACACTACAATCGTTGCCCCTGTACTGGGTCTAGGTTAAGTAACACCATCCTGAGCATGATGTAAAACTGCTCTCTATTTGTATCTAGGAGGGACTATGTACGTAGTTATAACAAGAGACCAATGTAATTTTTGTGACAACGCGAAAGCTCTCCTTAAGAGTGCTGGCTACACATGGACTGAGTACAATGTTCAGTCAGGTAGTAGTAAGTGGGTCCTGTCTTTAATGAAGAAAGCGGGGCTAACCACGGTGCCACAGATATTCCAACCTGATGGTACTCACGTAGGTGGTTACACAGAGTTAAGAGAACAACTCGTTAAGGAGTGGTGAAGTGCAGTTAGACTTGTTCGACACTCAAGAAGTAGCCTCCATAGATGGTGACGGTAAGAGGTGCGTCAAGTGTGAGGACCTCCTACCGCTGTCGTCCTTTTCTTTCGCTAGTGGAGGCAACTACCTACGCACGGAGTGTAAGCAATGCTCCAACGAGATGCAGAGACTAAGGGCCAAGCTACGTGAAGAGCAGACACATCCAGATGAACACCACTGTTGTCCTATCTGTAATAGAACAGAGGCTGAGGTTGAAGGTCAGGGCGGAAGAAAGACAGGAGCGTGGGTGGTAGACCATGACCACAAGACAGAAAAGTTCAGAGGATGGCTTTGCCACAAATGTAATAGAGCGCTGGGTGCATTCGAAGATAACATAGACAGACTACAATCCGCTATAGAGTACCTACTAAATGAACAAGAATGATCTAGAACCTCCTGAAAAATCTACACGAACACGTCGTAAGACTACCTATAAGAACGCCTCAAAGAAAAAGACTTCAGGGTTAGTTCCAAAGACGGACAACCAGAAGCTTCTCATAGATGCCTTAAAGACTAGCCCTCAAGTATTCATCCTCGGTCCCGCAGGTACAGGTAAAACCTACGTCACTGCTACCTTCGCAGCCGACCAGTATACCCTGAAAGAAATTGACAAGATTGTCATCACTCGCCCTCATGTTGCAGTGGGGAAAGAGTTGGGGTTTCTCAAAGGGGACTTACATGAGAAGACTATGCCGTGGGCCTTGCCTGTCTTGGACGTTCTGGAGAGACACTTAGGTAAGGGTACTGTAGAGACAGGGATCAAGAACGGTAACATTGAGATGGCACCTCTTGCCCTTATGCGTGGTCGCTCCTTTGACAACGCCTTCATTATCGTAGACGAATCCCAGAACATCACAACCCACGAACTTAAGATGTTGTTGACAAGGGTAGGCGAGGGATCAACGATTGTTCTCAACGGAGATGCCCAACAGTCAGACCTCAAGGAAGCGGACGGCCTGACAAAGGTGATCCACTTAGCCAAGAAACACTTACTACCTGTCCCCATCGTGGAGTTCGGGGTGGAGGACATTATCCGAAGCGACATCTGCGCCCAGTGGGTGAGGGTGTTTATGGAAGAAGGTCTTTAAGGATACAAAAAAAAACCCCTTGGATTTCTCCTTGGGGTTTTTCTTTACATACCTCGGTCTAACATCTTATCAAGGCTGATCCTGATACCTTTAATGTTTTCGTCCATTCTCCCTAGAGTCACATTATGAATATTCACAACCTCCTCAATGTTATCTGTCTGGACTTCCAAACGGGTAATGCTTAAGGAGTTTGCGTCAACGTCCGTCCGTAAGGTTGCGACAAACCAAATCAGAGCTATGGTTTGAGCCATTAAACCAAGCAGGAAGGTGGCGCTTATATTTTTTGTAAGCAGAGATTGCTGTTCGTTAACCACGGTATTTCCCTAGTGTTATTGTTTTTAGAAAGCCTCTCCATATTTCTTTAGGGGAAGGTAGAACCCAGCCTAGTATGAGGAGAAGTATTACCCAGACAGGTATGTCTTGGTTCATCACTTCGATTGACTCAACGTTACCCTGAGGTTTAATGGGGTCTAGTTCAGTCACCGTGATTACGTCACGCCCTGCTTCGGACGTTGTGCTTGTGTCCACTTGGGATAACGCTTGGTTATTTTCTGCACCAGCCTGTACGTTAGCTGCTACGTTAGGTCCACCACCTGTCAGCAGGGACATAGGACCGCCGAGACAGCCACTCAAGAGGAGTACCGCAGGGATGGTCCAAAGGGGTTTCATTGGTCTTCTGTAGGTGTCGGAGGGAGAATATTGCTTTCATAGTACAGGTCATGTATGAGTTCTTTTCGTCGGGCAGTACCAATACTCTGACCCTCGCGTATCTTGCCTTGATCGACCAGTAGTCGGTCTATTGTCCTTCTACTACTAGGTCCAATCTGTGCGTCTACTGCTAGTCTATCACCCGCAAGACCAAGACTGTCCATTAAACGGTTCGTCATAATCTGAAGACCTTGGTCACTCATAACCCTTTCATCACTGAATGAGTTATTCGCCAACCACGTCTCTACCCTAGACTTCCGTCCGTGTAGATCAGGCATAGCTGCCACCACATCGGCAGCGGATTGTCCAGACCTTGCTCTATCTAAAGCGGTCTGTGTCATATTACCAGACCCCATTACATAGGCTTCGCTTGCTAAGACAGCCTGTACATCTTCTGGTAAGTCCTCAAAACCAGCGCCGTACCTATCTTTTGCTGCGTCCATCCCTAGAGACTCCCATGATTTGGTGGAAATGTCCTCTAGTTCAGCAAGACTAAACGAAGGAAGAACCCCTTCTGTCTTAGCCAGACGGAAAGTGTCAGACATAGCTTTGTGGCCTCGAACCCTTCTTACACCTCTGAGCATAGCTTCTTCGCCGAGACGACTAGCTGGTTGGTTATTGTCCTCTAGGTATACCCTAATGGCACGTTCGGTAGCTGGGCCGTACACACCGTCTGGTGGGACCCCTACAATCTCCTGTATGTTAGTTAGAGTCAGTCCACTAGCAGCGACGTTATAGTCAGGGTCTACAATGGTATCGGGGTTTAGGTTCACCCAATCACCAAACTTGTCAATAAGTTTTTGAGGAAAACCTAGGTTTCGTAAAGTGGCTTCTGTGTGTTGACCAACATCAAAACCGTTAGCTACAGTAAGACCCGATTTGTGTTTAAGTGGAGGTATACTTGATATGCTGTTAAGTTCATAAGGTTTCTCCCGAAAACTCTCAAGGGCTACAATGAACGACATCTGGGGATCAGAGAAAACAACTTGACTCTCCAAGGGTTCAAGGTCTGCATTAAAGGGTTTTTGAGTTTGACCTAATGGTGTCTCCCCTTTTGTGTCTAAAACAGAGGTAGGCTCGACCATCCTTTTAACAGTCCCCCGACCTTCTTCGTCAAAGGAAAGAGGTTGTTGGAGTGCATCAAAGGTGCCTTGATCTACAACACCAGTACGAGGGAGACCAGCCTGTTCTTGGAAGGCTTGTATACCTGCCTCAGTCTTGGCACCAAAGGCTCCGTCAATTTCACCTACCTCAGTAATACCCCTGTCAACAAGAGATTCTTGGAGAGAAAATACATTATCGCTTACGTCCCCACGTTTAGGGAGGGCAGGGGTTTCTGCATCATTAGATTTGACTAGGGTTAATCCCTCTAACGCATTAAAAGCCATACTACTTAAAAACCTCTCTGGTTTTTGGGTTCCTATATCCGGATGAGAGAACTTCGTAGACAACACCATCTTCGGGGTTAACAAAGAAACTACCAACACTAAGAGACCTAATGGCTTCACCTTGTTGGTCATCTGACATCCCTTCAAATTTGTAAGGGGCTTTCTCCGAACCGAGTTTACCTAGTTCCGTTGCTTCAACACTATCTTCAACCTCAGGTGTTTCCACAGGAATGCTAGACGCTATAGCCGTTTCGACAAGGTGTGTGATCTCAAGGTCTTCCACAGCATCCATGAGCTTACGTCGGTCTGGTATCAGTTTGGTAATCCGCTCTAAGTCAGGTTCAGAAATTCCAAGCTTGTTTGTCAGGGTCTCTATCCCTATAGATACGTCATTGTACTTGAAACGGCGGTCACTGCCCGATAGCTTGTACCACTCTGAAAGACCACCTGCTTCTGACACCTTATCAAGAATGGTATCAACCAGTTCAGGAGGCCACCCCTTTTCAAGACCTTCAGCTTCGATCCTTTTCTCATCAAAGTGGTATTCCTTTGATACAGGGTCTATTAGGATGAAGTCCTTCCCGACAGCACTTATCATAGTATCCAGACGGTTAAGTTCAGCGGCAACGGCCCTACCGTAAAGGTCCAAAAGCTCACCACCCTTAGTAGGTTTTAAGCTCATATAAGTCTTCAGGTTTTCTAAGAAGGTAGAATCTAGGAGAAGGTCTCGGTCACCTTTTCTTAGGATTTTTTCGGGGAGTTTTTCTATGTGGAAAAGTGTTGACGCAACCTGTTTGTAGTACGTCTCTTGTACCTTAAGGTTTTCTCTAAGGGTGTTAGATAGGTCCGCGCTGTTTAGTACCAGAAGGCTATTGATGTAGGTAGCTTCATGGGCTTCGGCTTCCTCATTGGCTTCGGAAAGGGCTATAGTTTTGTCTACCTCTTCTTCTATACTTTCCAATGACGTAAACACTTTAGGGCTAAAGGAAGTATCTACAGCACCCTGACCTAGTGTATCTAGAGCAGCAGTTACTCCGGATAAATCCACAATTCCAGCAGCTACCAAGTGACTCTGACCAGTCTCAGCTATATTTGTTAAGGCCATGAGTTGGAGTTGGGTTATGTCACCATTCTTAAGAAGAGGTTCTGTAAGAGCTTCGAGGGTGTGTTTTGTCGAGTCGAGAGGACCTGTTCCTAGTACATCAACAGTGGCTTGAAGAGTGTCTAGGTAACTGCTTACCTCGGGGTTTCCCCTCATGGAGTTGTACTTTTCAAGTACCATGGTCCGGAAAAATTCTTGTACCCCTAGACGCTCTTCCTCGGTAACCCTTCCGTCATCCAAGGCTTTAGATATATTAAATGTAATAAGTTTCTGGTCTTCAGCTAACGCAGTAAAGACATCTCTGCCATTTGGCATCTGTCCAGCTTTAACGTTCGCCATGTTTCTTGAGAACAATACCTGCGCCGCTAGATAGTTATCCCGTTCAGCAAAGGCTAAAGCCGTTACATTCTCTTGGGTGTAGTCTTTTCCTGTTTCATCTAAAGTACGTTGAGCGACAACGAGGAAACCTTGTCCTTCCGGCGTAGCTAACCAAGCCTCCTTTTCAGCCTGAGCAGGGTCTACCCCTAGAGAACTAGCTAAGGTTTTGCCTGTGATACTAGTGAAGAAAATCCTTTGTTCATCAGATAGACTTTGTCCTGACATCGTAAGGTTTATAACAGCATCTGACATAATTTTGTCTGCGCCTACATGGTTCCCTTCATCTTTAGCTTTTTCAGCAGATTGGAAAGCCTCCGTATATGCACGATCAGCCTCTAACTGGATAGCTGACGCAGAAGGTGCTACAGGTTTAGTTGCCCTAAGGAAATTACCGAAGAGTTCCCCCATTGAAGTGGAAGGGGGTGCTACAGGACGCTCTGCGTAAACCTGTGTCTCAATGACAGGTGCGATGGGACCAACCATTAGTATCTATTCCTTTCAACATAAGCTTTAGCTTCATCAAAGAGACCTAAGCGGATAAGCTTAAAGTACATGTCCAAAGTAGTTTTCTCTTTGGAACCTTGGAGAACCTGAGACCTCAAGTTACCCTTTTGTTTTTCTGTCAAGTTAGAAAGTTCGATGATAGCTTCGACTTCTTTAGATATGCTGTTAACACGCCCTGCATCACCTTCCTCAATTGAATCCCACATAAGGTTTACAAGAGGTATTAATGCCTTGGACCTCTCTCTATACGCTTTCTGAGAACCGTAGGCCATTGAGTCTAGGTCGTAATACTCTTGGACTTCACCTAGTGGGATACCCAAGACAACACTAACTTTTTCTGCAAGGGAGAGGTCTAGGCCCTCAATACGTTTACCTGTCTTAGATTGATAAACGTCATGCGCTATAAGACCTTGGAGTTTAGCGGCATTGTCTAAGAGTTTATTTTCTCTTAGACCTTCTACAAGCTGGAGTGTACCATAGTGTCTCTTACCTGTCAAGACATTAATAACACCAGCGCCTACGTTATAGGCGGCAGAACCAGCTTTACCACCACCAGCACCCGAGAGAGCCTCTAAGAGAGACTCGTTCTCGAAACTTCTCAAAACATCTACGAAGGCATCCCCGATAGAAAGACGAGAGGCAAGACCTACATCGTAGTCTCCATCGAAAACCCAGTCCATCAGAGCCTCAACAGGACCATTCCGTAGGGTCTCTGTGGCAGTACTGTCAGCTTCCCAGCCCATTGCAGCACCTGCTTTTGTAGCTAGGTGTCCTAGACCGACCCCTGTCAATCCAAAAGAAGGTCCAAGGTAGACCGCTAACATGATACGTTCCTGTCGAGAGAGGTTACGACCAACAAAAACACCTTCAACAGTACGGAGCATAAAGCTGTAGAACTGAGTAGGGACTTTCATCAGACCCTGTTGAGCCATACCCTTACTCGCTTGGGTCATGTTCAAGGTCAGGGCTTGTTCTTTATCGGAAATCCAAGAGACAGCCTGTTTAGATGTGAACCTTCCCTTAGGGAATGCCTTGCGGTATTCCAAAGCGGAAGTACCAAAGGCGGTTACACGGGCTATCTGCTCACCCTTGTTGAAGAAGAAGAGACCAGCTTTAGATGTAGTATCCCAAGCCTTACCTGTCGTACGCACCTTCTCTCGAAGGTTTCTCTTGGAGAAGTGGATAGACGAAGCTTGTCCGATAGAACCTTCAGCTACGCTCTCAGGGTCAATCTCATAACGACCAATGTCTGTGAAAGTCTGACGCAGTTCCCAAAGCTCATCCTCAGGGATGTCGAAGTGATCCGACATACGCTTCATCATAAGGTCTAGTTCAGGTCCACGGCTAAGTTTAGTGGACTTCAGAAGCTTAGAACCTAGCATAGCCCCTTTCATACCTGTGACAGGATGCATGGCCACGATAGCCGCTGCTTGGGAAGCCTGAAGAACTAGCTGGAAAGGGTCACCGAAGAAGGTGTTAAAGAAACCAAATCCTGTAAGACGAGCCTCAGGGCTTCCTACCTTGAACTTCAAGCCCGTCAGGTTGTACAAACCCTCTGTCATACTATCGGCTAGCTTCTGTAGACCCTTCTCACCTTCCGTACGTACACCAGTACGTAACTCAAAGATACGCTTACGTTCTAAGAGGGTCTGGATCAGAGGATTAGCCTCATCTTTTCGAAGAAGGCTCTCCATCTCATTGTAGTAGTCTCTGGTAGTGTAACCCTCTTTACGTCCCACCATATCCCGTACGGCTTTACCTAGTGAGACAATGGCCTCATCATTGTAAGTCTCGTAGGCAAGTCTACGGCTGACTGAATTAACTTGGTTCAAGACAGCGTTGACAGGATTGTCGTTGTACGTACGAGCGCCGCCATAGTGGAGGAGAGGTGTGTCGTTGCGGCGTCCACTGAACAAAGCAAATTCCTCTAGGGAACCACCTGCGATAAAGACGTCTTGGTTAGCTCCAGAGAAAACCCCTGAGTCACGCCCCCTTTGAGTTACATTGATCTCTTGGGTTAAGTCCCAGCCTTCTTCAATAGCAAGGTTCTCAAGGTCTTCAGCGGTCTCTAAGGTTCTGTTCCAAGAGTTGTTGGCTAGAACCATGTCGTCTGTCAGGGTTCCACTACGGAAAGCATTGACAAGAGTTTGGAGTTCGCCCACAGCTTTAGCTGCCTCTTTCTCAGAGAAGGTGGATAGAGCTACACGAACAACCTTACCGTCTACGTCGAAGCTAATGAAGTAGTTTGCTTCAGGGTTAATACGGGAACCACCTGCGTTGTACCCAAGGACGTCAGTAGCTTCAAGAGGACGTACGGTATCTGTATCTACAACATAACGAGACTTAAAGGTTATATCCTCAACATCAAAGTCTAGTTTGTAGATGTTAGACATAGGCCCTTTGTATTCACTGACAGGAATGACCCGACCTGTGGTAGCATCTACGATGTGGTCTACGTCAGACGGTAGGCTGCTCACACGATGACCAGCTACAATGTCATGACCTTCGATACGGATACCACGGAAACCTTGGCGATGCATCTCACGGATCATCATGGAGGCTTTAGCGACATAAGCGTAGTCACTCAGTTCTACGAGGGCGTGGTAACCTTCGATAACTTTCTTAGAGGGTGTATGACCAATCTTATCTTCGTACTTCTCTACGAACTGTTCGGTAGTTAACCAGCTACGACGACCAGCTTCTGCCCCGCTCTGAATATCCTGAACGATTTCACCGATGTCCTCAATCTGGCTAGACTTCAGTTTAGTTAAAGGTTTGCCAAAGTGGGCTAGGGCCTCTTTAAGTTTAGTAGTAACTGTCTCTGCGCGGAGAGCCTTCGAAGTAAGTTCCTCGGCGTCTCTTAGGTAAGACCCTGCGGTAAACCTGTTGCCTAGTACTCTAGTAGCTAGACGTTGGACCAGATGCCCTACAGCCTCTACGGGTGTGTGTTTAAGTTTAACAAACTTATCTACGTCAACAATACTTTCGACTTCAACGAAGAACTTCTTACCTGTTAAGTCTGCCGGAACAATACGTGCTTGGGTAAACTCCTTTTGAGGAAGGTCCTCTAGGATTTTCTCTGCCAGTTTTTTCGAGACAGGAGTACCTTTATGGACACCTCCGAACCTAACCTTTAGAACATTGGTAGCACTGTCGAAAAAATAGTCAGCTACGTTACGGTTAATTACTTTACTTAAAGCTTTAGCCTTATTGTTGACATAACCGAGGAGAGCAGCCTCATCGTAAGAGCTACCCATAGCACGACGTACGTAGTCTTTAACATTCTCAAAGACGTCTACGTGGGTGTGTGCGTCTTGGGCAGCTTCAAGGAGAGGACGCACAGGAGCCTTGTCCCCTACAGGGTCTGTATGAGGTGGACCCATGGATGCGAGGTTCTCTGGATCGTCGGTTACTTTGGCGATAGCTTCTGCCGTTTCTGTCGCAGCTTTGTGGCCACCCGTTATACCTGCTTGGGTCGAAGCGGTAGGAGAGTTGGCTAGAGCTTTACCTACTTTCCTAGTCAAAGATGTGGCACCCTTAGCTAGAGGGAACAGCCAAGATACCAAGTCAACGGTACCCATGATGGCCTCTACAGTCACTCCTGCATCGTCTCCTCGACGCATAGCATCATCGTAAAGGTCTTTAAGAGCGTGGTAGCTACCTTTAAAGAAGATACCTTCCTCAAGCATCTCATCCATGTCGGTGTCTAGGAAGTCTTGGAAAGCCTCCAAGGACATATTACCTGACAGGGCGTTAAGGAACTTGTCCCCTGTCTTGCTTCCCTTTAGGGTAATACCTTCGACAGCACCTACAGTAGAACCACGTATGACATAACGGTCGAACCAACTAGCAGCACGTCCAAGAAACTTCTCAGGACGTTCTTGACTGATGCGGTCCTCTAGGGTCTCCATGAGGTACTGCAGCTTCAGGGTAGTCTCTACTTGAAGTGCGCCGTAGTGTGGATTGTCTTCAGCGGTAGCCTGTCGGGTAAGTGTCCAGTAGTCCGATAGCGGAACTAAGGCACCCTTACGTTGGATGTCCTCCAGCTTTTCCGCAGCGGTTTGAGGGTCTTGTTCAGGGTCAGACAAGACAGCTTGAACCCCAGACATTATAGCCTGTTGGGTTTCCATTGAGATACCTGCGAAGGCCGCTGCCTTATCTTCCTCGGCAGGAAGAGTTCCGGTAGCAGAGATAAGTGATTCGTCCTCCCTGCGGTTAGCAGCCGCAAGAGGGTCTTTCTCTACCACTTCAACCGTTTGTACTGAAGGGTCTTCCCCTAGGATATTTACTGTAGAGGGTTTACCGCCGAGTTCCTTGATAGGCATGTTCTTTTTATCCCCAGCTATTACCGCCAAATAGTGAATTAGGTCCACCTATCTGCATAGTAGGGAGGGAAAAATCGCCCGCTGGCATCTCTCCAGCAAGACTACCCAAACCACTTAACATGTTGGCGCTAGATTGTAGACGTGTGATGTCTTTAGACAAACCTGACATAACTCCTGCTCTTCCGATAGCAGTACCTGTCTGAGCGCCTAGAGAGGCGATACCACCTGCCGCTGCTGAACTAAATCCGATACCTGCACCTTCCGCTGTAATACGGGCCTGAGCGCGTTTAAGCTGACGTTCCCTAAGAACCTTGCGGACAGACGTTCTACGTTGAAATTCTTGTTGCTGTTCTGCCTTCTTAGCAGCCTTGGATTGCTGCATTAAAGAAGCTAGTCCAAAAAGTAACTGAGGTACTGGTCCCATTTTATTCTCCTAAGTCAAGTCTGACTATTGTGTGATTATCTTTATACCCGTGAACAACAAAACCTAGTCTATCTACTAGCTTTAAAACGGTCTTCTTTTCGTCAGGGATTAAACCGAAGACAGCGGGATACCCTGACATTTTTAAGAAAGGACTCCACTCTTCAATTAAAAAGGCTAGTTCACTTATAGCCTCTCTTGACATACGCCTTACTTCAGGTAGGTGGACAAAGATAAGTTCGTCTGAGTAGTCGAAGGTGATGTCTACATCCTTCCCACCTATCGTAGGAAGTCTGTTAAAACCTTGGATTTGCACCTGAGATCATACCCCAACCTAAAAGCAGGAAGTCTTTACCCTGCTCTGATTCAAATTTAATACGGACAGATCGTCCATGACCCCTGAGTTTCAAACGTGACGTAATAACATCTTCAGGGTAGTTGTACTCGGTAAGATCATTTGGGTTAACTACCACAGGGTACTTCAAACGGTAAGCCTGTTGAGTACTACTAAAGGTTTCCTTGAAGTCCCAAGCGGCTGAGACCAACATCGAAGAAGGTCTGACTGCCTCGTAACCAGACGCCTCGTTACCAGTAAATCCTGTTTCTGTCAGACGATTATAAGTTAGTACGTAAGGTGCGTTCTTCTTTAGAGATAGGTCACCCATGAAGTCATAACCTGTGACAGCATAGGAAGAGTAGTTTGCGTCACCCCAGTCTAGGAAGGATTTTTCAGAGAAACCGCCCATAGTTAGTTTATTGGTCGCACCGTCACGACAGAGAAGAACGATGGCTGGGTCCCCTGTGTCGAACGTAGAGACTCCTGCGTAGAAGGCTAGACCTACCACGGCATCTGTGCTACTGGCTTGATCTTCAATACGCCAAGGGAAGAACGCCATGAGAGGAATGTCGAGTAGAAGAAAGTTATTTAACTTATTCTCTACAGTTTCATTCTCATCAGGGTAGCCCCAATAGATACGTTTACTGATGTTATCATAGATAGAGACGACATTAGCTTTGGCGTCCGAGTCGATCTCGTCCCAGAAACCTTGAATAGTAGAAATACTCAGGTTCTTCTCGGCACCCTGACCCGACACACTGTCTGTTTGAAGGGTGTGGATACCGAAACGTGACCACCAAAAGGGAAGTCCTTCAGCGGCTACAAAGCTTCCTTCAGAAAGAATACCTACTCGTGATACACGGTTAATAGTATAGGAGTCAGCGCGGAACTGTCCATCAGAACCTGTGAGCTGCCAAACACCGTTGTCAGCAAAGACAAACAATGCATACTGGTAGGCGTACAGCTTCCTGATATTGACAGCATCAGGTATTTTTACCTCACCTCCATCAGTTCCTAAGAGGTCCGAGAAGTGTTCTGATGTAGGGTCATTAATCTGGTAACACTTACCGAGATCGTTGACACCTTCAACAAGACCTGTGAAGAGAATAGTTCCTGTATTCGCCTCACTATCAAGCCCTGCGTAGAAGACACGACCAGAGAACGCTTCGACACAACGGAACCGAGAGGTTTCAGTCTCATCAAGACCTGTTCCAATAGTCTCCCCTGATCCTGAAATAGCCGTAGAACGGTCCTTATCGAAGAAGTCTAGGATATATCTCCCATTCCCTGAGAGACTAGTACCTGCGGCAATCTTCTCAAACTCATCTGTCTTTTGAAGCTCTGAGCTATCCTTACCTGTGAACCAAGAGTGTGTTAGGGGAGGGTACTTATTTGACCTGTCTATCTTGTAACGTTCAAGAGCGTTCTCGCTGGCATGTCCGTTATTTTCTTCGGCCCAACCTGAGTTCAAGGTGTCGTATATACGGGCGTCTGAGGGCGACGTTGTAGGAGACTGGGTGAAATAGTCCCCTACATCTCCTTGGTACAGGAAGTCACGGACTTTAAAGGAAATCTCTGAGGCTGAGACAGCCCCTGTAGAACTGTTATACTCCACTACAATTGTATCAATAGCAGGAGACGAGACAACCAAGTCACCTTTGATAGTTGTGAACTGACAGCGCTCAGTCTCCGCCCCTGCAGAACCTGCGTACTCATGGGATGTAAGGTTAATCGTTCCAGAAATAACTTGACCGGAGTGTGGTAGGTTAGTCTTATTGTAAAAGTATAAAGTAGTTCCCTTTTGAACTACAAGGAACTCTAATTCAGAGTTACCCCCTACGTTAATCCAGTCACCAGAAGAAAGTTTCTCTGTGTTACCTAGAGTAAATGACGACAGAGTGTTATTGGCTTCATAGGCTACTGCAAGACGTCTACGACGTGTACCATCTCGACGAAGGTCGCAGTTCAATTCATCTACGGAAGCTCCTTCAGGGAAGGTAAGCTCTGCTGCCTCAGTGACAAGACCCTTGACGAAGTTGTTAACTGCCTTTTGATTTAAGCTTTGCGGCATTACGTTCTTTCTCTCTCATGTCCCCGTACTCTTTAACCCTTTTGGATTTAGATACAGGACGTCCTCTGAGGTAGTTTTCTAAGGCTTGTTGTGCGGAAGGGATACTTGAGTATCTCCCTGAAAGTTCCTTGGGAAGTTTACCTGTCTCGTACCGCAGCTTATAGAACCTATACCCACCAAGTTCTTTCTCTATGAAAACTTTGGAGAGGAGTTTCTCTGAGGTACATACACAGGTCTGGTTCTCTGTGTTGTGTTGGAAACTTACTGTCATTTACTTACGTCCGTATCGAACCCGTTTATGGGCTTGACGAGTTTTGTGTTGGTCGTTCTGTACGTAAGACTTCAAACGTCGAGCCGCCTGTTCAACCTTAGCGTCAGGCCCACCCTTAAACAAAGAGAAACAAGCTGACTTAGCCTCGGCTAGAAGTAGAGGAAGAAGTGTGTTGTCTAGGTCAGGTTCAAAGTTGTCTGTTTGGCTGAAGGTCGGGTAAGTCGAACCCATAGCCCGTGTCTTAGAAGCCTGAAGGGAACTCTCTACAGAACTGTCATAGCTATCCATGATAATATGCTCATCATCGAAGCTTGTGTAATAAGCTGGAGCTTTAGATGCAGACACAAAGATGTCGAGGTTTCCGTCGATAGTCTCTACGAGAAGACCACTTTCGTCCATATGATCAAGGAATACCACAGGGTCTACGAAAGGAATTACACTGAAGTTCTTATCAGCGACTGTTCCTACGTTGTACTCGACCCGTTCGATATGTTTGGTTGCAGTAGGGTATTCGAAGTGAGTAGGTTTTGTCGAGTCACTGAGCGCTGTTAGCGCCATCAGTTTATTATGTTCGGGGATTTCACGAGCAGCAATAATGTTGTAGTAGGTGTCTTCTACTACGTTGGCAATTTGCTGGGCTTCGTTGGTGTCAGAGATACTATTGACGTCCTCTGAGTCCATGTCGTTTAGGATTGACTGTACTATATCAAGGAGGGTTGTTCTCATCTTACTGTACCGCTCCCATTGCAGCTAACCTACCCTGCACTAGCAGAGAAGGGTCAGTTAGATTTAGGTGATTAATATTTACCATAGGAGACTCCTCAAGGGTGTATACTATAGGGACCTCTCAAAGGGTCATTAAAGTATAAACCCTTTTCTTTATCCTGTCAACAGAAAAGTAGGGTAGGACGCCCCTCTAGTAGGGACGCCCAATTAATTAGGTTATACCGAAGGGTCCGATACAACAGTGACGATACCTTCAGGACGGTACTTCTTGACACCATAACGAGCAGTAGTAACATACTCGTGACGCTGGTAGTCTTTGTTGTACTCATAGTCCACTTCAGGCATCTGACGCCATGCACCCACGAATGGGTTCGAAGTTGCATCAGCCGAGAAGAACAGGTTAGCAACACCGTTGTTCGACGAGAAGTCGTTGGTGGTGGAGCCGTCACGTTCAGCCAGAGCCGAGTCAGCGACAGTGTTCTTCAGGTAGTTCGAAGTGTAGACATCGAAACCGTAGACGTTTGCTACGAAACGCATACCAGTTGCGATACCATCACGTACGATACCTTCCCACTGAGGGTTGTTCGATACGTTGACAAGGTTTGTCAGAGTATTCAGTTGATACTCAACCGATGGGTCTACGATAGCAACCAAGTTACGGTCAGCAACCTTCGACTTCTTCAGTGCGTAACGAGCGAACGCGAAGTCAGCCAGTTCCATAACACCCGAGTTACCGCCCGATACACGGTGAGCAACACCGTCTTGGGTTTCTGCCGAGTTAGCCGATACACCAACTTCAGGAGCAGCCATAGTGGTGCTTTCGAAGTGTTCCATGATAGCACGAGCCTGTTCAGGAACGAACGCAGCTTCAAGCTGTGCCGAGTAGAACGAGTCCTGCGATGCTTTCTTGGTGATGTAAGAAGCCGACTGGAGGTATTCGTCGATAGTGAACTGGAACTCTGCGGTATCCAGCGGCACGTACGAAACAGCCGAGTCTTCAGTGTAGTCAGCTACAGTGGTTTCACCGATAGTTGGGATAGTGAAGGTATCACCATCAGGGAAGCCATCCATAAGTTTGACAACACGCTGTGCCATCATCTCATCACGAAGGATGTCTTTAAGTTCAGAAGACCAAACTTCTGAGCGAATAAGCCGACCCATGTCAGCGTTAGAGGAAATCATACCAGCCATTTGACTAGTCCTTTCTTGGGATTAAGTTAAGTGTTTCCGAACCTCTCACCCATTTTAATACGGTCTTGCATTAGTTGCTGTTGGACCTTTGGGGTGAAATATTCGTTAGGGTTTTCCCGACGTAACTTCTGGTAGTAGGACCAGTTGCGTTCTGTCGAGGATTGCATGTTAGCCCCTTCAGTATTGATGGTGCTATGTAACATCGAACCCCGAGTGTTCTGTTGCTTATTGTCTCCGAAGAGAGCAAGGAAAGCAGTAGGTGACTCGGAAGCTAGTTGCTCCATACGACCCATAGAGAGACCAAGTTCATTGGCTTTACTCTGTAGGGCTTGTCCTAGATTGTCTCCGTACTGACCTTTCAGGGTTTCTTCCACCTGCTTTAGGTTCTGTTCGGTAGACTTCTTGGATTCTCGTTCCAATAGGGCTTTCTCAACAAGGCTCTTCAGTTCATCCTCGCCAAGAGTAGGTGGTGTGCCATCCTCTTTAACGCCAGCAATATTTGTGTCAGCCTCAAAGTCTTTCGCAGTGCTGGTGTCTGCGGCCTTGCCTTTGATTGCGTCGAGAACCTGTGATGCGTAATCGTTCTTACCTAAGTCTTCACGAAGTTGTCGATTCTGCTCTTCTAGTTGGGTTACGTAGCTATCCGCTTCGAGTTTACCCTTAGCTAGAACTTCAGGATCGCGCCAGTTCTCTCCTTTGGCTTGCACAAGCTTTTCTACAAAAGACGGTTGGGTTTCGTCTGACGTGGTAGCTTGTTCTGTCTGAGCCTGTTCTTGGTTAGAACCATTCTCAGTAAAAATGGACATGGGTTATTCCTTATCTAAGTTGATTAGTTCAAGCACTTGATTAAGCGCTCGGTTATATCCAATCCTATCTGCTTGTTTGTACGCCCATGAAGGGCTGTCGTAGTCTGCGGTAGGTGGAGTATCCTTGAGTAAAGGCTCTAGGATTTCTTTGAGACGATCAAGACTTGCTCGGTTTGAGAGGACAGCCTGTTTGACTTTTTCCTTGTCTTCTTTCGTCTTACATTCTTTAAACCAGTTGGCTTTCATTTAGAGACCCATCTCCTGTTGCATCATAAGGTGTTCCTCGTTAGATGCCTCTGCATCCTGAACAGCTTGTTGGGTCTTCAGTTGTTCTTCTACTGCGATATTCTCTTTGAAGAGGGTTTCCTCGCCAAGTTCTTCAGCAAGGATACGAGCGAACTCTTTACCCGATAGGTGAGCAGCGACAGAAGGGTCCCCGAGTTTAATCTGGTAGAGTTGGGTCAGGTTCTGTAGACGACGAGCGCGTTCAGCGAAGTGACGTGCGCCAATAGGAACCAACTTACCTTTAGACTTCAGGTCATCTTTTGTAATCGTCCTGAAGATTTCCGCACCTGAGATAGGTTCGATAACCTTAATGAGGTCAGACATATCCATGTTACGTCGGGAGACTTCCAACATTGCGTTGAGAACAGGTTCAAGGAAGACACGTTCAAAGTGGGCTGTCTTGTGTTCGAAGATACGACTTGCCGCTGACATGAGAGACTGAACTTCAAACGCTGTCTTCTCCCCTGCTGTACGGATGCCCATAGCCTCACGAGGCGCACCAGCCAGCATCTCCATCTTATTCTCTAGAATATTAATCTGGAGATCAGCCTGTAGAGCGGTAGGGTCGGGAGCCATATAACCTACGTCACCCTCTTCACCTAGGTAAATACGGGCATTAGGTTCAAAGTCGAAGTCCTCTACGTCACCCCTGATCTTAAGGATAGGGTAAGCGATCTGATCGAAGACGTCTGCCTTAAGGTTCTCTAGGTGGTCAATGCGGTACTGCATACCCACGAGATTATCTAGAGGTCCCATAGCGTAAAGGTTATCTGGGCGTGGACGCCAACCAGCATGGTAGATAGGAGCATGACCCAACCAACTAGGTTGCTTCTTGCTGGAGATTACGTAGGCACGGTCGAAGACTGTAATGACATGGTTGTCTAGGAGTTTACCTGAGTCCTTGTCGTAAATGTCTCCGTAGTAAGTAAGAACTTCTACGTAGTTTGACTCGTAGTACTCTTTGATGTTAGAGAACCCGTCAGCTACATAACCATCAGCCTTATACTGATCGTTGCTTCCTACGATAGCAGCACGACAATCTAGGATTTTATCTAGGACTGAACCGTCAATTTGCCCAGCCTCGGCCATAGCCTTAACTTCACCCAATGTTTTAATTGAGCGAATAATCTTTGGGGTCTTCACAAAGTCTGTAGCGGTAGGGTTAAAACAAATATCGAAGGGTGAGATACGGACTAGGCGTGGGCCAATGTAGTCAGGGAAGACTTCCCCAATCTCAGTTTCCGTATAAGACGCCTCCCAGTCTACCGTAGCGAAACAGTTGCCGTACTGAATGTAATCGTAGAGAAGATCGGAGACAGAGTTAACGAAGTCTGACTGACGGATTTTAGCTTGCATGTAAGCTTCCGCAGCATCTCGTTTAATCTTACTGTTTGAGTCAACATTATCTGCTTCGAACTTCAACCACTTTTTCTGAGGGAATAACGCAACGAAATAGTTGGCGTGAAGGTTGTCCATGATCTGAGTCAGCTTAGGGGTAGTCGTGCTGTTAGACCAAGGGAGCATCGCGTTAGCTGTTGTGCGAGTATCGGTGGCATACAGATAGTTACGTAGCTCTTTCTTTTCTTCGAGCCACGTCTTACGCAGATTATTCCACTGATCCCACTTACCTGCGATTTCTACTGCGGTATTATCTGGGTCAAGGATGTCTGTGATGTCGATGGTTTTCATTAACCAGTACCTCTAAATCTGTTATTAGCCCACAAAACATTTGACTCTTTTTGTCGTCTTACTTGTCTCGAAGGTTTAACTGCCATGTCAACGACAGAAGCTAGTGCGTCAATGACGTCATCGTGAGGAGGGTTACGGCTTTGAAGCTCTTCCTCAAGGATTTGTGTATTACCGCCTCGGTAGTGCCAGATGCTCAGGTTATCATACCGAGGTTCTAGGATTGAGGCGATACGTTCTTGTTTGTTACCTTGACTCTTGTTGGGTCGGAACTCGTCGATACTGATTGACAAACCGTGTTGCTTGATAAGTTCTTTAAGCTGTTTGACAATCGCCATCTGTGCGACGGTTGTTTCTGCTCGGAGTTTCCTGAAGGACCACTTGTTTGAGAGTTGAAGGATGTGTGTGAAGTAGTCAGATATTCTGTCAGTCCTGAATCTGTCGATGTCCAAGACGTAGATGTTGTTGTCTGCATCAATACCAATCACTACGATTGCTGTGTAGTCCGCCTTCTTACTTAGGCTGAAAGCGAAGTCTACCGCTGCGAAAACATTAAGTCGGTTATCTCGGTAGTACCAATGACCGTTCTGGAGTTTAAGATGTTTCTGTTCGAAGTACTGTAGTTTATCTGAGGTAACAGGTACGTTGTCTGGATCAGATGGATCGTTGTAGTACTGCGCTCGGAACTGCCCTTTGTCTAAATACTGACCACGTTTCTTAGCTAGAACTTTAAGATCAAAACCAAACCACTTACCATCTTTACGTTGACTACGTGGCCAGAGCATCTGACCCGTGCCGTCTCCTCTATCCTCTACAGGCTTCTCAAAGATTTCGTAGATGTTCTCTTCACCTACCTTCTCACCTTCGTCTGAGTATATATCCTCTACCATTTGAAGAAGATCATTATAAAGATCGGCAGGATGATACCTTGTACCTACAACCCATTCTTTAGCGTCAGCTCCTTCGATGGATGACAGAAGGGAGTACTGGCTCTTTACCTTATTTCGACCCTCACCTGTGTAGGCATTCTCATAGACAACCACGTCATCCAATACTGCAATGTCACAGTGCATCCCAGTGAGGGAAGTAGTGAGGCCTCCAGTGAAGACAGAAGGGTCACGGACATTTTCCTTCTTTCGGTCGGGGTGATCTAAGGCGATCTCCGAGTTGGTCCAACGGGTACGTTTACCTTCGTCTGCATGGACATGGTGAGGCCAGTACCTGCGGTAAGTATCTGAGGTAATGATCCCCTTGACAAAACCTAGTTGTTTCTCTGCAAGGTTGGCTGTAGCCGAGATATACAGAATGCGAAGAGTAGGGTTCTTAGTTAGCTCCCAAGCTACACGGTAAGCGATTAGACGGGATTTACCATGGTCACGAGGAAAGAGGAGGAGTTGGTGGGACTTACTGTCGGGACGGGTCCACCAGTTACATACGTCTTCATGACACTGGCCTAAGACCTGTTCAGGTGCTACCAGTTTAATGAAAGTAACTAAGTCACTCTCTGCTGCAAGTCTGATTTGTTCTAAGGTTGCCATATACTACCACACTCTTGATAAGGTTGTCAAGAGAAAACTTTACTCAGGTTTCTCAGGCCATACTACATTCAAAGGGAAACCCTCTTGCTGTGGGATGTCCCGCAAGGCTTGGCGGTATTCAATTTGCGCCTGTGTCATGGTCAAGTCAGATAGCGCCCACCAGTCGGTTTTAACTAATCTGTCCCTACGGTCCATGCGGATATCCCGTTCGGTTGGCTGAGGGATGTCCAGACTCTCTTTGAGTACCGTCTGAAGCTCGCCGTTGACAATTATGTTTTCATATTCCGTCATCATTTAATCCCCATCACAACATAACGGTAGTATCGGATATGGCCGCCGGAGATATACCATTTTACCCCAGTAATCCCTGTGGATGCAGGAGTGGACATCTGCATCATGTCCTTCTCCAAGTGTTCTTCATAACCCGTTGATCCCCAACTTTCGGTGGTTTCGGCGGTAAAACCAGACATTGTGACATATCCATTAGTAGCCTTAGGTCGCATATCAAACTTAGAGGAGTAAGTGTCGTTACTTCCTGAAGTTGTGCCAGCATTATAAAGGCTACTGTATCCGCCGCTGTCTATAGCGTACTGCAAATAGATTCTATCTGAGCTACTTGTTGTTTCACCCATTAAGTAACCGATAACATACTGGTAGTCACTGAGTCCAGTGACCGTAATTGAGGCCACTGACGAAGAAGAAGCCCCAGAAGCAATTACTTCCCAAACGCTGCCACCCACCCCCGTCAGGTTAGAACCATCGCCGTGGAAACTTGGCGCGTGGATCGGCTCTGCGGAAGTCACTTTGGAGTTGTTGACTTCAAGACGCTCCGTACCACCTGTAACAACACGCCACTGATCACCTGCATGGAACTGCATATATGTGTTAGTATCACCGTCATGGTAGATACGGTCCTGCAGGTAGATGTCTTCAACGTCCGTGATGTTGTTGTTGTTCATGTCGAGATTAGAGTTTGCATTCCGGCGCATGAACGTACTTTCGTGTTGGCCGTCAACAGTGTCAGCATCAAGGCCCGAGCCAGAGCCGTCATTGCCGCTGTGCCAAATAAGATAGCCTGTACCCCAAGAAGAACTGTCATAGTTTTGCTTTGCGATCCATAAGCTAGTGTCATCATACTTACTTGAGACAAGGGCTGTACTTCTCTTTACATCACCTCCTTCATAGGATGACATCCAAAGCACGTCATTCCAAGTACCGCCAAAACCCAGATTACCACTGTGTTGCATGGTAAGTTTCATCTTACCTGAACCTAGAACGCTATTGTTAGGCTTTTGTCCTGTACTACCGTTTTGGTAGTAGCCACCAAGATAAGATTGTGAACCATTGTAAATCTGGGGGGCGTTATACCCATCCAGCAGATCAGCGTCTAGACCAGAGCCAGAGCCGTCTACTGTTTTAATTTTCGTAAGTACCTGAGCCGCCGTATCAGGGGAGCCGTCTGAACCTGCCGGACCAGTCGAACCTTGCGGGCCTGTCGAGCCTTGCGGACCCTGTGTCCCTGTAGCTCCATCATTACCATCTGCGCCTGCTGGACCTTGTGGACCAGTAGAGCCTGTCGGACCTGTAGCCCCTGCCGGACCTTGAGGGCCAGTCGCGCCATCGCTACCGTCATTACCCGCAGCACCTGCTGGACCCTGTGGTCCCGTGGCTCCATCGTCACCGTCTGAACCCGTTGGACCTGTAGCGCCTTGTGGACCTGTGGCTCCATCATTACCGTCAGCGCCCGCTGGACCCTGTGAACCTGTCGGACCCTGAAGGGCCGCGTCTTCAATTGACGCCAGCTTCATTGAGCCGTCAGTGCCATCACGTAACACAACTTTATCGTCTGTTCCGTCAACAGTGCTGATAGTGTTTAGGTTGCCCAGTGAGGACTCTACGTTGTCGTCGTCTAAACGGCCATTCGCTTTCAATAGTTTAGCGAACTTCCATGCCCTAGAATTTGCCATTTATTTCTCCTCTGGGTTTTTTGGCCAGACGACAGCAAGGGGGAATCCCTCCTGTTGAGGTACGTCAAGTAAGGCCTGTCTATAAGTAGACCATCCAGTTTGCTCTTCAGCGGCCATGGCAGCCCATCGAAGTGGGTTTCCGACGACAGCATCTAGCTCCACTAAAAGGTTGTCCCTGTGTTTACGGACACGCTCCGTCATTATTCTAGGGTTCCTCTCAGGGTGCATCCAAGAACCGTCTGGTTGTTTCTCTGACCCTACGTCACAGTCCATATCACTTTCATCTGAGGTCTCCCAGTCAGCACACCAGTCTGGTATGTTGTCAGGGTCTACTAGAATTTTGTTCAGGACAGCGCCGTCTTTTATTTCTAATTTAATCATTTTGCTGTTCCTTCGTATTAAGCCGAGAAGACAGTAACTTGGACTTCACCGCGTCCACCTGCACCACTGGAGTCTGATGATTTAGCACCACCACCACCACCGCCGGGGACGGAACCAGCCGAAGCGTTTCCGCTCCAAGATCCTTTTCCACCGTCACCACCCATCACACTACGCCCCGCAGCATATACGTCACTGACCGTGCTGTCAGACAGACCGCCACCGCCGCCGCCCCAGAATACAGATTGCCCACGTGAAAATGAGCTACCGTAACCGCCTTGGCCGCCATGCCACAGACCAGCTGCGTCCTGTGGGCCTTCGGTATTGTTGGCAACGGATTCCCAGCCAGTGTTGTTCCAGTTCCGTACCATAGGTGCTCCCCGTATGGTAGAGGCACTTCCGTTGTAGGTGCCCCCATTACCCCCAGCAGCACCCGCCTTTGTTCCAAAGTAAGAGTTGCCGCCAGTGCCGCCAGTTCCAAGAGAGGACGATGTGGATGAACCTCCAGCGCCAACAGTAACACTCTCTGTAGAACTTAGGTCAGATAGTTCACCCCACCACTCTGCAAAGCCGCCGCCGTTGCCACCACCACCATCTCTACTCGTTGAGTCACAACCACCGCCACCTCCTGCGCCCCATAGGCGAACCCGTATTGGGCTGTCTGATGGAAGAGAGGGTTTAGTCCAAGTACCGGATGAGGTAAATGTTTGATCGTTTGCTATCCAAGCGCCACCAGCGTCCGCCCAAGAGAAAGTGCCGTCACCATCAGAGGTAAGGGCCTGCCCAGACGTACCATTACCTGATACGTTAAGTTCTGTTGCCCCGACCTTGTTGGAGCCGATCTGTGCGCTAATGGAAGTAGTACCAGAACCCGACAAGTCACCACTTAGTGTGATAGTTTGGTTGCCCGTTAAGAATGCTGAAGCGTGATTGCCATCCAATTTATCAGCATCTAGGCCAGAGCCAGAGCCGTCAACAGTTTTAATAGCCGTCAGGATTTCTGACGCTGACTGATCAGCCGTAGCCCCCGCCTCAATACCATCTAACTTAGTATGATCGGTGTCAGTAAAAGCGTTAGTGTTAGTGTTAGCCTCATAAGCTGTTTTGATTTCCGCTCCGGTTTGATCAGCGGTGGCCCCTGATTCAATGCCGTCCAGCTTGGTGCCATCTGAGGCCACGTCCCGTCCGTCAACGGTTCCTGTGACAGTAATGTTTCCCGTTACGTCGGCACCATTGGAGAAGTCTACATTACCGAGGAAGGTTCCTCCGTTCGATTTTGACACCATATCTGCCGAGGTGAACGCCTTGAACGCAATAACATGCATCTCGTCCCCAGCCGTTGCTCCCGTGGTCAACACGATAGACGTACCGTTGGTTGCCGTATAGTCGGCTGTGGAGTCTAGGATAATACCGTTAAGAATAACCAAGAGGTTACCTGCGGTGTACGAGAGAGTGTTACCTTCTGAGTCACTCCCAGAAAATGTAGTCTGACTGGATGTCGCTGTGTAGAAGTACTCAAGGAGTGAAGCTGTTCCTGCCGATGACGCCGCAATCCAGACGGTCCCGTCATACGCCCTCATCTCATTTTCGGAGGAGTTAAAATACAAAGCTCCTGCGA